TACCTACTCCTTATACTTTACTTGGGTCTGCTTTTACTGAGATAGCTACGGTGAATTGTGCACCTGAACTATTACCAGTTACTGACAAGTTTGTGTTTGTTAATGTTGTTAATGACCTTGAAATAACTCTTACACTTTTACCGACAACTGATATTGAACGTTTTCTTTCTGCTTCATTTAAGAATACTGGTGTTGTTGCTCCAGCGTTAATGAAGTCCTGTTCAAGTCTACCACCTGGAAGTCTTTTTCCACCTGGTCCAGCTCCACCACTTAATGACAAGTTAGCAACATCTGCGTTAAACAATGTAAATGTATATGTTTCGTTTGGTGCATTTCTTGTGTTAGGTGATACGGTTTGTGTAATACCTGCTCCATTGAAAGTCAATGAAGGTGAAGGTAATTCCAATATAGGAAGCTTGTTTGTTTCCTTTGGAAGTGTTGTCAATTTATATCTCATTAGTTGATTCTCATCTACGAACGCTTCTAATAGTGGCATATTCTCAATGACTGCCGCATAGAAGTTTGACCCGTTTGGGTGTGATGTATCGTAAAGATTGTAATCAACCTCGTCGTCTGCTAATGCAAACTTTGTAATTTTAAATTCGTTCTGCCCTCTTGCCAAAAGTTCACGACCTTTTTTTGTCAAGATAGCGTCTACTGTTATACTCGTGTTGTCTAAAAATCCCATTTTATTTTACTCCTGTGGAAATGATATAACTATTCTTTTTCAATAATAAATATAAGAAAGTTAAATTTTCCATTGTTTTAATCCGTTCTTAGTTTAGATATATCTGAATCTTGTGTCTTTAATACTGTTGGTGCAACTTCATTGACTATTACTGGTTCCTCTCCGTCAATTGAATTATCTCTTGTTAAAATATTTCCTTGATAAAATGCTCTAAATAAATTAGTTGATACTGCCATACTTTCTACATCTGATGGTTTAAATGATGAACTATATGCTAATGTTGGTCCAATAGAAGCACTCAATGAACTTGAATAGAAAAATTCTTTTACTTCATATGTTTGTGATAATCTTGAACCTGTAATGTTAGGTTGTAATACTTCTGTAAATATATTATTGTGTGAACCCAAAGTAACACTTGCTGTTGCATATGTTGTTCCGTACTCACCTCGTTTGTCTATACCGTCTAATATCATTATAGAACGATTATTTAAGAATCCTAATGATGAACCTGTATCAAAGAATGCTAAATTAATATCTCCACCATAGGTTGTATATTCACCACTTGTTTCAAAGTAATTATCATTAGAACCTGTTATGTATCTTGTAATAAGAATACCAGTATCATACTCCCCAGCGTTTTCAAAAAATGTGTTTTCAAATTCTGGTCGTTGTCCTATGACTTGCTTATTTCTTTCTAAAATATTTGGTTCTATCAATACACCAATACTTGTTTTTGCTCTCGCTGGAACTAATTGTAAAATTGTATCGTAAATACTACTATCATAAAATTCTAAAATTCTTAAATAGTCAAAGAAATTATTTGACATATCATATCGTTTAAAGTATTCCTTTCTTAAATCTCTTAAATCTTTATAAAAAGGTCTGTATTGGTCTCTTGGGTCACCAATGTAATCGTCAAAATTAAAATCTGCAATACTATACATTATGTCTTCATTTACAATATCAACTGGTGAAAAGTAGATTCCTAATGAGTGGTCATCAAGTGGTGCGAAGTCATCATTGGATTGTTCTCGTCTTTTATCAACTAACAATGAACCACTACCATTTATATCTTTTGGTATGTCTGAATCCTCAATTCTAATCTTAGTCGCATTTCTACGAGTTGGTCCTAAACTTGGAACTTTTACTTTTTCTTGGTCTACCAATGTTCTTGAGAAGTTTCCTGTAAATCCAACAACATCAACCGATTGTGGTTCTGTATACAATGATAAATCGTGTGCTGTATTTGAAGCTGTTGCTGAAGATGATAAATTTTTATTTTCATCTAATTGATAACGAACTAATAATTCATCAAATGATGAAGAATAACTATTACCATTATATGATTTTGGTGTTCGGACGTGATTGTCAAATACACTTGAACTTAATGGTTCTGACCATAATCGATATTCCATTAATGAACCTGTAAACTGATTTCCAAATGAACTACCACTACCACCTAAGTAAACGTGTCCACTTGAAGTAAATGCTGCATTGATTGCAGAAGATGTCACTTCCATACTTTGACTATCTTGATATAAAATCTTTTGTCTTGAAGACTCATAATATTTTGTTGTTAATTCAAATGAAGAACTCGCATAAATACTATCATCATCAAATTCATCACCATTACTTGCTGACTTTCTTGTCAACATAACTGACCACATCTCATCATTATAAAATGGTTGTAGTGATGATGTTATATAATTTACACTTCCGTCTGAACCACTAATGGTAAATCTTAAATAACCATAGTCATCTGTTTCTCCATTATCCTGTAATGAGATAGCAAAGTTATCATCTTTTTGTAAAATTACTTGGTCTTGTGATTTAGGACTTCTAAATCTAAATTCTAATGTATCAGGAATTAATCCATCTGCTGCTGCTTTCCAATTAGACTTAATGTATTGTGCTGCTTTAAAATCTAATGCTCTTGTAAACTTTCTTTTGATTTCATAACTTACTCTTGTTCCTTTATCTGGTCCACCATATTCACGAACTCTCAACATAGAACTTGGAATACCATAACAATTTAGTAATCCTTTTAGAGAACGTTCTGTTCCTTTTGTTTTGATAAAGAAAGGTAAGTTTGCTAATATTCTTTTCCAAATCTTTTCCGTAACTGCTTCTTGTGATGATTCATATAAATCTGTTCCGTCTTTATTTTTTCCTAATAAATAAGTTGGTAAAGATAATAAATCATTACCACTATATAGATTCATACCAAGTGCATTTGCATAATGTATCGCTACATCTTTTGATATACCCTCAGATATTTTATTTACTCTTACATTTAAATCCGTTATGGATTTTGTATAACTCCATATCTCATCAAATTGTTGTCCAACCATATCCATAAATTCTAAGAACACATTGTTTTCAGTATCTGCGTAAATATGTTCTGGTAAAGAGTTTCTTAATGAGTTCATATTTCTTTGGTCATAATCAGAAGATTCTGTAATTCTTCTATTGAACCAAGTATTAGCATCTGAACTACCGACTGCTGCTAATGTATATGGTGATGATGAATTTGTCTTAGGCCAAGTTGTATCGTGGAATTGTCCAGCTGATGAACTTACATAAGATGAACTTTCAAAATACATATGATGTTCAAATGGGTCAAATGAATTTTTAACTCTTTGTCTTTTTGCTTCTATTTCTTGTATAGTTTCTAATGAACTTGAAATACTAACTAATGATGAACTATCTGAATTATATCCTTCTATTAGTTTTAATTTTTTTTCAAAATTTCTAATTCTTGTTTCTGCACTTGAAAAGTGAATAAAGTTTCCAAACCCATAATCATCTGATTCTATTGTTAAATCAGTAGTGGTTTTACCATATTCTGTATTTGGTTGAACATCTAATAAACTACCTGATATTAATAATCTTTCTATATCACGAGTATCATCAGCGTTTGAACTTGTTAATGCGTTATGTGTTCCGTATTGTGTTCCTTGAAAATTAATTGGGTTGTCTATTGAATTAAAGTTTGGAAGTCTTAAGAATATTCCGTCATCAACATCATCTTCAAATGGAACTAATCTAACATTATCAATATAGTCTGGTAATCTTTTTTCTACAAATGAAAAACCCTCACCAAACTCAATATCATTTGTTAATGGTAATTTTGTTTTTAAAATTCTTTGTTGTCCGTCAACACCCAATACACTATTTGTAACGAGATAATATTGTGAATCAATTTTTACATAAGTTTTATATCGTTCTATATTGTTCTTTACATAATTTACTCTAAATCCTTTAAAACGATTTGCTACTTGGTCCTCACCTTTATGTCCGTAAAGATTTACTCCATCATTATAAGACAAAGAAACTCTAATACGATTACTATCTATAACTTCTTCAATAGTTGCAACATAATCTCTTGGTGATAATTTAGCTTGTTCTTGTTTAGGATTAATAATTTCCTCATTAGCTATTTGCTGATACTTTTTGGTAAATTCACCATTTGGTTTAATAACTTTTCTTTTTACTAAATCATCTTTTGATTGTGCTCTATTTCCCAATCCGTCATTAACCAACGCTGCTTTTGTTTCATCACTTACAAAAAATACTTCACCTGCTTCATCTCTACCACTTTCAACGTGTTCTCTAAATTCATCTCTTACTGCTTGAATACTTGCTGGTGGATTCTTAGGGTCAAATCCTGCGTCTTTGATTGGGTCAACAATCATTTTTCCATCAACACCTATTTCTTCTAATACTACTCCACCTGGTCCAAGAACTTCTGTTACTCCGTCTGGTCTAACGATTGTTGGTGAACCCTTAAAAGTTGGTCCTGACACGACATTTTGTGGTTTTGGTTGTGGTGCAACTACTTTTGGTTTTGGTGTTCTTGGTGGTGCAATTCTTGGTGGAGCTGTTCCTGTTGGTCGTTTTCTATTTGAACGACTTCCTGCTCCAACTTGTCTTGACTTACTTGTTGCTCTTGCCATTAGTATCTACCTCCACCTTGTCGTCTTGTGCTTCTTGTACTTCTTGTACTTCTTGTTCTTACTGGCGCTGACACTGCTGAACCTCTTGTAGGTCTTGTTCTTACTGGCGCTGATGCTACCTGTGGTCTTGATGTCCTAATTGGTGCCACTGCGACTTGTGGTCTTGGTGGTGGTGGTGGTGGAACATCTGGAACTGGTGGTGCTGGTCTTCTAATTGGTTGACCAGCTATTCTTGTTGTTGGTCTTACTTCTCTAACCGGAACACTTGGTCTTGGTCTAACGAGTTGTATTACTGAACGAACTGGCGCTGGTCTTGAAACTTTTCTTGTTTTTCTTGTAACTTCTATCTGTTCGTTTATAACTTCAATTATAGTTTCTCCTGCAGGAATTTTCTTTGTAAGACCTGCTTTAATGTTATTTCTGGCATTACCTCTTTTAGATTTTACCTTTCTAATGTCTTCTTTAATGGTCTTTCTTTTGATAGGAATAATTTTCCTTTTCTTTTTTCTTTTTACTGGTCCACCTAAAATTTCTTGTTCTCTTACACCACCTGAACCTATAACTCCAAGTCCTGTTTTTACTGGTTTAAAATCTGGTAGGTCTTCAATAAAAGGTCCTCTTGGTGGCGGTGGTGGTGGAAATAAAATTAAATCTCTTTCTTTTTCAATTTCTTTTAAATCAACATCTGAAATTATTTCATCACCTTTTACATCACCGGAACCTGGTCGGTTTGCTCTAATGTCAACCGGAAATCCACCCAATGTTTGTGGTATGGGTGTTCTGATTGGTACTCCAGGGTCTCTTGGGTCTTTAAAGTTATCACCACTATCATCTCTATCTAATTCTATTGGACGAAGAACAATGTCATCAGCTGATGTATCTCTTCTTAAATCTGGTCTACCACCTGAACCAAGGTCTATTCTTATTGGTTCCAATCTGTCTGGTACCCTTATCGGTGCTTTTTTTCTTACTGGATTGGATAATGTACGACCACCTGGTGTTATTTCAGCTCGTCCCATTTTCCTACGAATTCCGTCGGTTCTTCTGTTTGCTCCTATGAATGCTCTTCTTGCCATTAGTATTGCTCGTTTGCTCTTTCTTGTAATGCTCCGTCTGCTATTTCTCTTTCCATTGGGTCCGGGTCATTTAGTAATATGTCAATTAATTCTTTGTTTGATATTCCATCGCCTCTAAAATCAGTTGAAGCTCCATCACCAAGAAGTCCTTGTAGATATGGTGTATCACCATCATCATCATCATCATCTAATACGATATCACTATTGTCAGTATCTTCATCTCCATCAACTTTATATAGTTTTGGTATAACGATTTGACCACCTACCATATTTTGTGTGAACCCTCTATCTTTTGGGTCTATATCAAATTCTAAAACTTGCGGGTCCTTTGGGTCAAATTTTATAGAACCCATATTTTGTCTACTTATTGGTTTATATTGAATCATCTCACCCATTTCAATAAACTCTTGTATATATTCTGAATTTTTTATTTTATCATCAAGTTGTAATATAAATTCTGTTCTGTCTGGTGAAGTTTCTACGAGTTGATATTTCATCTCTTTAATAAATACTTCTTCACGCATAGTCTTATCTGATTCATCACCAGTTGCTTTAAAAAACTTTACTTCATCATTTACTACATCTCTTTCAACTTGACCATCAAAAATTATTCCTTTTCTATCTACAAATTGAGTAGTTTCTCTACCAGCTAATCTTCTAAGAAACTTATATGTAACATTATATTCACCCTCACTAAATCCTAAATCTCTTAGGTGTTGTCCTACATCAAGGTCTATGAAATCCCCGTCATTTTGAAAGTTAACTTCATTAAGACCCATAATTTTACTGATAATGAAACTACCTTCCATATCATAAACATATAGAACCATAAAATCACTTTCAAAGTCTCTACCCCAACTACTATAAACTTTTTCTGGATTAAAGTATTGGTTTCTTTCTTGTTGTGTAAATCCGTATTCTAATGCCATTATTTTTCATCTCTCTGGTATGGAAAACCTAATTGTAACCAAATCTCTTGTCCTCGTCTTGTATGATATAATTGTTTGTTAATTACATCATCATACTGATAACCGGCTAAATCTTTTTTTAATGAACGATAGTTGTGTCTATGACTTCTACCACCACCTGGTCTTTTCTTTTTACCTTTTTTTGTGAATTTTTTTACTTTAATTTTGTCTTGTCTGAATGCTTTCCAACCTTCTACATTTTTACCACCGATAGGACCCTCAGTTTTAAAAAATGTATTTAATACTGAGTGTAGTTTATCGGTTGACATATCTGGTGTAAATTCTTCATTAAAGTAAATATTCATAACTTGAATTAGATTATCTCTTTTTGTCAGTTGGAATTCCACCTCTTCGTCTGTTGCTTCGTCGATAACATCATTTTCTTCCTCATCATCTTCTTCCTCATCTTCTTCTGGTTGAAAATAATAAGTAAATTCATTATCTATTTCTCCTTCAAAAAAGTATTGTGCATTTTCTAAACGAACTTGTTCAAACTCTTCTTCTAATGAAACACCAATCGTTTCACTTTCGAATGAAACTAAAAATCCCTCATCATCTCTAAGTGGTGTATTGGCATCTATTGAAGCAGAAATAGATTGTTGTTGTTTTAAAAATTCTATTTCTTTTTGATATTCTATTTCAGCACCATTAAGTATGTTGCTGTATAGTTTAGATTTTTTTGCTGCTTCACTTGGTAAATATGGCATTGTTATCTCACAACTCTAAATTCATAATTGTCATCATAGTAATTTATTTGTTCGTCAGTTGTTCCACTTCCACTAACTACCTTAACACAAAAACGATAATTTCTTTCTGCTTGAAATGCATTCATTTGAACTCTAAAAAAGTTTCCGTCTGAATCACAACTAATTCTTGAACCACTACCAAAAGGTATAATTACTTCTTCGGTATCAGCGTCTCTTACTTCATATTCTACTGAAGCACTTGGTAAATATTTAACACCCAATTCACTTGGTGTTGCGCTAAAACTTGATGAAGGATAAAGTTCTCTACCAACTACTCTAAATTTTACAATTGACTTTTCTTTGTATTCTGTTTTCATATTTTTAAAGTAAACTTTTAATCTTTCTAAGTCTGTTGAACTTAAAGCAGATAAACTTCCTGTTGACCAAGAACTATCGTCCCACTCTGCTTCTAATTTAGGTGGGTAGATTGTATGGGTTTCTCTTGAGAAATATTGTAGATTTCCTAATCTTGAACTATCACCCTCTTGTCCGGTATTAAAGTCAAACATAGATGAACTTGGGTGGTCTCCATAAGAACCACTATCTTCTCTTTTGACTATAAAACCATTATTAGGATAAATTGAACTTGAATATATAAAGTTGTTTACCATATCGGTAACATCTGCCCTAACATCTTTTTTATCAAATGTTAAGTTGTATGATGATGACACTTCATATTGTCCACTACTCGCCGTAAACCAAGAACCACCGTCAGTCAATACTGAACCCGTTACCCAAGGTGTTTTTGCCTCGTGGTCACGATATTGATAGGTCGCTCCATTTTGTGTTACTGGGTCGTGGTCAAGTTTTCCTGAACCTTGTTTCCAACTACCACTAACCATATAAATGTGTAGTGATTGTTCAACTTCAACTTCATCTGATGTTGCGTCAAATAAATTTAAATAATATTTTGCCGTAGAAGGTATTTTTCCGTCTTGAACTGATTTAGAAATAAAACTTAAATCAAAATCAATCAATACTCTTGATACATTTCCTACCGTACCATTATTGTTTACAACTTTATTTATTTCTAATATTTCATCAATACCCGTATTTCTGGAAGCTGTTGTTCCACCAGAATAAAGTGTTGTATCTCTTTTTCCAAATTCAAAATAATGCATTATCTATCTCCCACTACTCTACCCTCAATATCTGTATTAGGGAATTTAAGTTCAAATATACTTGGGTCTAATGAAGGATAAACGATTCCTTCTTTTGTAGCAGAAATCATATCATAAATATTACCACTATATCCAAGACCAGTTTCAAATTTATTCTCAATAAGTATAAGTTCGTTGTTTGGATTATTTTCTGCTGGTGGAACTAATGATACCACACCCTCACAAGTGGAAATCTGATATGCTAAATCACTTAATATAATTGGTTGATTGATTTGCCATTTTTCTACTTGAAAGAATTCTTTTACTTTTTGTATTGTTCTAAACAATACATCATTTTTATTATACCCTCTTTTTGTAACGATATTATATTTTACACCAAAGTTAATTATGTATCCGTCTTTAATGTTGATAGCGTCTGTTAATAATCTATATTGAGATAAATATGTTTTAACATTATTCTTTACCGCCCTGTTTAATCTAACTAAACTTTTACTTGAATCGTATCCCAATAAATACATATTTAGTGCTAATGGATTTTTGACTGCAGTTCCTTTACTTCTCGTATCAACTGTTATACCATCATTAATAACTAATTGTCCATTCTGTTCTAATTGTTCGTCTTGAACAATAAATGCTTTTGCTACATTACCATACTTTTGTGGTAAAGAGTAAACTCTTGTTATGTAATCAGCTTTTGTTACTGCTCTATTTTGTGCATTGAAATAAGCAGATGCATTTTGCTTTATTTCTGTAATGGTTTCTGTTGAAGCACCACCCGAAGCTGGTTCTTCATTAATAGCTGTAATACTTGATTCTACCGCACTTAGTAAGTCAGCGTCTAATCCAAGTGTATTATTAGTATATGATAATCTGTTAAATGATGTTATACTATTTGTTGATACATTGTGTTCTACTGCTCCACCATAATTATAAGTTATGGTAAGTGTTGTGTTACTTGGAGCTAATCCGAACGTTCTTGTTTTTAAGAAATTACTTGGGTCAAATGCTTCATCTAATCTTGAAACACCTAATCCTAATCTTGAACCGACATTATCAGGATTTGGAATGATTTCTTCATCTGCATTATCACTAACTCCGGAACCAAATAATAATTCCATTTTATTATCATCACGAACTCTTGTTGTGAATCGTCTTGCAGTTTTAATTAACTTTAATAAGTATGGTGTATCGGTTTTGAACTCAGCTAACGCTGGGTCATTGAGTGTTGAATTTTCTTCATCTTCAAACACCGTATCTTGTGCTAAGAAAGGAACTTCGTAGTATTTATTATTTTCACTATCTGTAACTTCAACGACACTTGTAACTTTATTATTTGATAAAACTATTTTATCAAATTCTTTTGCATTTGTAAATGAAAAAGTTTCCTCTTCCCTAATACCAGATTGCACCATTCCTCTTTTAGTTAATCTAAAGTTTGTAGGAATATTACCTGATGACGGTTGTAATGCTTTTACTTCCATAGTGTCTAATGAACTTGACACTTTAAAATCAATATCATCTAATAATGTAAATTCTGTTCCATTGTTTGCTACCAGAGTTGAGTTAGATTCTATCTTACCAGCGTAATCTAAGTCTGGTTTATAATTATCAGAGTCAATAGCTACTGCTGGAACATCTATACTAAATGTCATCTCAACCATAGCAGGTGATGCTAATCTTGGTTTATATCCATATGATTGTGCAATCGCTAAAACATTTTTTCTTTCTTCTGCGAACTGAATTAAAGTTTCTCTAAATTGATTATCAACATAGTAGTTTAATACATCTCCGACATACGCTGCCATTTCAACAAACATCATACCTGGTGATGCTTCATTAAAGTCATTGTATTGATTTGGGAAATAGGATTTCGCAAACTCTATTAAGTTTTCTCTAATATCTGTAAAGTCTCTACCGAGATAACTTACTTCTTTTGATAATATTTTTTTATTTGTTCCGTAGTCGGACATTTCTATTCTCCAATTCTAAAGTCAAAGTTTAATAATTCAATTGTATCTGGATTAAGTGCAACTGAAAACTCAACCTGAATATTGACTTGATTTCGTTCTTGTGTAGTGAACACGTTTATAATGTTAATATAAGGTAAAAAGGTATCGGCAGCTATTCGAATAGATTCTTCAACTCTATTAGGAATATCTTGTCCTTGTTCAAAGACAATGTTTTTTAAACGACTCCCAAAGCTTGGTTGAAAGATTCTTTCACCTGGTGTAGTAAGTAATAAGTTTCTAAGATTTGCCTTTGATTGTTCTAATACGGTTTTCGTTTTATAAAAAAATCCCTCTGGACTATGGTCCAACGGAAATCTTATTCCGACATACTTGTCTTCATTTCTGTCTATTTCTCTTACGCTTCTTGCCATTTTTTATTAAGGTCTAAAATTACCTTCACC